GCTTTCCGCATTTTTTGCGGGGTTTTTCGCATAGGGGTAGGCCATGGGGAAGCGCGGTCCGCCGAAGACACCGACGCCGTTGAAGATCGCTCGTGGAACGCACCGCGGCGATAGCAGCAAAGAGCCTCAACCACCTCGATCAGCATCTATCAAGATGCCAAAGCATCTTGGCAAAGTCGCTGCTGCCAAATGGCGATACCTTCTGCCGCTGCTTGACAGTGTGCGCATTATGACGGATGCGGACATCGAGGCTTTGGCCCGATACTGCGACACATATGAGTGGTGGCTAGCGACTCGCGCGACTCTTAAAAAGGACGGCGATACCTACCCGATTCTGAATGATGGCGGCGAAGTCAAATACATCGCGCAGCGGCCAGAGGTCTCGATCGCGCACAAACTCGCGCAGCAACTCCGGCAGCTCGAGCAAGACTTTGGCCTCAACCCCTCGGCCAGGGCGTCGCTCAAGGTCGAACCAGAAAAGCCGCACGACGAAGAAGCCGCAGACATCCTCTTTGGCTGAATGCCCGCCCGACTGCCGGTGCAGCAGCTGCAAAGCCGTAGTGTTCTTTGAGCGGTACTTTACGCACGCCAAAGGCGAACGCGGCGGCCAGCCGTTTACGCTCGAGACGTGGCAGCGGCAGTACGTGCGGCAGCTGTTCGAGGAAGTCGACGGCAAACGCAAGATCCGCACCAGCCTGTTGGCGTTGCCGCGAAAGAATGGCAAAAGCAGTCTGTGTGCCGGCATCGCATTGAGACTGTTGCTGGAAGACGAACCTGGCTGCGAAGTCTACAGCTGTGCGGCCAGCCGCGACCAGGCAAGGCTCGTGTTCGACATGGCACGCATTGCCGTCGAACAGTCGCCAATCCTGTCGCAACACCTGACGGTTTATCGCTCGGCCATCGTCCGCGAGAAAACGCACGCCACGTACAAGGCACTGTCAGCCGAGGCCGGCATCCAGCACGGCCTCTCGGCTCACGGCGTGATCTTCGATGAGCTGCATGTGTCAAACCGCGAGATGTGGGAGGTCATGTTGTCCAGCCAAGGTGCTCGACGCCAGCCGCTCACGGTGGCACTGACAACAGCCGGCTACGACCGCAAAAGCGTGTGCTGGGAAGTCTGGAAATACGCCGAGGCCGTCGAAGCTGGTGCAATCAATGATCCGACGTTTCTACCGGCCATCTACGCAGCGTTACCCGACGACGACTGGAAGGACGAAAGCACATGGGCCAGAGCCAACCCGAATCTGGGCGTTTCCGTAAAGCTCGACTTTCTTCGCAGCGAGTGCGCCCGCGCCGTCGAAATGCCAACCTACGAGAACACATTCCGCCAGCTCTACCTGAACCAGTGGACGGAGCAAGACCAGAGGTGGCTGCGGATGGATTACTGGGCGAAAGGGAACACGCCGTGCCCAGTCGACCTGAGAGGCAGGGACTGCTTCGGTGGCCTCGACCTGGCGACCACCTTTGACACTACGTGTCTAGCACTGCTGTTTCCGCTGGACGATGGCACGTTCTGGGTAGAGCCGCATTTTTGGATACCAGAAGAAAACATGCGGCAGCGTGTGCGGCGTGACAAGGTGCAATACGACGTATGGCACCGCCAAGGCCATCTGCACACGACGCATGGCAACGTAACTGATTTTGATCACGTGCGTGCCGACATAAACGCCTTGGCGGAACAGTACAACATTCGGCAGATCGCCATTGACCGTTGGAATGCCACGCAGCTGGCCACGCAACTGCAAGGGGACGGCCTCGACGTTATAGGCTTTGGCCAGGGATATGGAAGTTTAAGTTCGCCCAGCAAACAGCTGGAGGCACTGTGCGTAAGCGGGCGGTTGCTGCACAACAATCCGGTGCTGGATTGGCAAGCAGGCAACGTCGCAATACAGCAGGACCACGCAGGCAACATCAAGCCAAGCAAACAAAAGAGCACCGAGCGTATAGACGGCATGGTCGCGCTCGTGATGGCACTGGGAATCGCAGCGACTGCCAAGGCTGCGCCGGATCTTAACTGGGACATCATCGAACTATGAGCACGACTGACCTGAGTGATTACCGCATGTATGATCTGCGTGCTATTGATTGGTCGATCGGTGGCAACCGCACGCCTAGCGGCATCCGCGTCACCGCGGACAACTCGATGGCCTGCTCGGCATACACGGCGTGTATTCGCGTGATTAGTGACGCTGTGTCTGCTCTTCCGCTGCACATTTACGAGCGGCTGCCAGACGGTGGTAAAGCCAAAGCGCCACAAAATCCGGTCTACCGTCTACTCCACATGCAGCCGAATCCGTGGCAGACAGCTCAAGAGTTCCGCGATTGGATGACAGGCATGTATCTGCACTATGGTGCCAGCTATGCCGAGATCAGACCCGGCAGCCGCGGTGCCGTCTCTGAGCTGTGGCCGCTGCATTCGAGCCGCATGGAAGTCGAGCGGCTAGAAAACGGCCAGCTGCGGTATCTGTACCGCGAGCCAGACGGCCGCCAGACGACGTACACGCAGGACCGCATCTTTGCTCTGCGTTTCACTACTGAAGACGGTGTAAAGCCGGTGCCAACCTATCGGCTGTTCGCCAATGCCATCGGGCTTGCCCAAGCCCTAGAGGCACACGGCAGCACCTATTTTGGCAACGGTGCACGGCCTGGTGTGATTCTAGAGAGTGATAACCCGATTCCAGTGGAGGCCGCGGAGCAGCTGCGGCAGAACTGGGAACGGATTCACCGCGGCAGCGATCGTGCATTTCGCACGTGCGTGCTGCCAAATGGCGTAAAGGCGCACGAGCTCAGCGGCAGCAACGAGGCTGCACAGTTTCTGGAAACACGGCAGTACCAAGTGATTGAGATCTGTCGTGCGTTCCGTGTACCACCACACATGATTCAGGATCTGACACGGAGCACCTACAGCAACATCGAGGTGCAGGGCACCGAGTTTGTCCAACACTGCCTGCTGCCGCATCTGAAACGCTGGGAAGCCGCGATCAGCCGCGATCTGATCGTTGACGATGAGCGGTATTTCGCAGAGCACAGCGTCAGCGGTCTGCTTCGCGGCGACCACGCCAGCCGGTCGGCCTACTACGTGTCTGCGTTGCAAAACGGCTGGATGACCATCAACGAGGTCCGCGAGCTTGAGAACCTTAACCCGATTGGCCCTGAAGGCGATCAGCACTACATCCAGATGAACATGCAGCCGCTGGAGGACATAAACGCTGAGCCAGAGCAGCCGCCGGAGCCACCGCAGCCGCCGGAAGAGCCGGCAACACCGCCGGAGGAGCCACCGGCAGACGACGAGCAGCCAGACGCGGTGGACGAACAATGACACACGACAGGAGCATCAGCATGGACATCGAGAGACGATTTGTAGTCGCAGAAGCCGAAGACGATCTCATTCTTGAGGATCGTGCCAACGGTCAAACGGCTATCGTCGGCTACGCTGCCGTTTACAACCGGCTGAGCGTCGATCTCGGCGGATTCCGAGAAGAGATCCTGCCGGGTGCATTCGACAAGGTGCTAAATCGGCAGCGCGGAAAAGCAGACGTGCTCGCGCTTGTAAATCACGACTCTGGCCAGATTCTTGGCAGGACATCGAGTGGCACGCTCGAGCTCTCAAGCACCGAAAAAGGGTTGCGGTATGTCGTGACACCACCAGACACACAGATCGGCCGCGACACAGTCTCACTGCTACGCCGAGGTGATCTACGATCGAGCTCGTTTGCGTTTACTGTCTCAAAGGCTGGCGAGTCGTTTCGCACGTCGGAAGACGGCAGAACCATCCGCCAGATCCGTGAGGTATCTGGTCTGTACGATGTCAGCGTCGTAACGACGCCGGCCTACCCAGACAGTTCTGCTGCGGTATCGCTGCGGTCGTGCGACTGCGAGGTAGCACGCCGGTCCTATGAAGCGTGGCTGGCCGAGCAGCAACAGCCAGAGCAAGCGGCCGCTCGTTCCGTGATGTCTGCAGTTGCTGCCAGCGTCGCAAGTCTACTGAGGCTCAAGCTGCATGGCTGATCGTCCACAGTGTCGGTGCGGACACCGCATGGTAACTCGCTCCAGCCGATCGATCGGTGCGGAGCAGCAGCGTTACATCCGCTGTCCTAAGTGTGGTGCACGCGGCACGGTGTTTGTAAAAACAACACTTTCTCCAGTTCGCATCTGCAAGGCTGGTACTCAACAGTCCTAGTCTGACTCCTATCGCACACGCGGCATGCCGCCGCTGATAGGAGATTCGACATGGACAAGCTCAAGCAGCTGCAGGACGAGGCCGCCGAAGTGGCCAACCGCATCGACGCTGTTCGCGCGATGGAATGCGAGACCGATGGTGACATTGCCGCTCGTGATATGGATCTCACTGCCCTGGTCAAGCGAGCCGACGAAATCTCGGCAAAGTTGGACTTTGAGCGAAAGGTGGCCGAGTCTGCTGGCAACCTTCGCAGTGTGGTTGACCGCTGCACGCCGGCACCTGAGCCGGTTGGCAAGGAAGAGCGTGCAGATCTTCGCATCGAGCCAATTCGCTACGGCCGCAAGCTGCGAGCATTTGACAGTGTCGAGGCCGCCTACCGCTGTGGTCAGTGGCTCGCTGGCACGTTTCTGGGTGACGAAAACGCCAAACGTTGGTGCCTCGACCACGGCGTGGAAAGCCGTGCGATGGGCGAAAGCGTCATGTCCGCTGGTGGCTTTGCCGTGCCAGAGGAAATGTCGGCTGCCATCATCCGCAACGTCGAGCAGTACGGCGTGGCACCGTCTGCCATGCAGAACGTGCCGATGAGTTCAGACACCCTGCTTGTGCCGAAGCGTCTTACTGGCGTGACCGGCTACTGGGTAGGCGAAAACTCGGAAATCACAACCAGTGATCCGACCGGTACTCAGGTGCAGTTAGTAGCCAAAAAGCTCGCATGCGGCACGAGGGTAGCAAACGAGCTACTCGCTGACTCGATCGTGTCGGTCGCTGACTGGCTGGTGCAGGAATTCTCGCTGGAGCTAGCCAAGAAGACCGACGAAGCTGCCTTCAACGGCGACGGCACGAGCACCTACGGCGGCATCCAGGGCATCGTGACCAAGATCGACGATGGCACTCACACTGCCAGCGTTGTCGATGCCATCTCTGGCAACGACAGCTTTGAGGATCTTGACCTGGCTGACTTCAGCAAGGCCTTGGGTGCCCTGCCCCGCTACGCTCTTGGTGGTGCGGCTTGGTACATCTCGCCGGCTGGCTACCACGCCTCGATCGAGCGGCTGCAAATGGCTGGAGCTGGAAGCTCGGCCGATATCGCTGCCGGCGGTCTGCCTCGTTTCCTTGGTCTGCCAGTGGTGCAGACTCTGGTCATGAACAGCACGCTTGGCACAGATGCCGGCGTTGTTAAAGTGCTGGTTGGTGACGCAGCTTTGGCTGGTATCTACGGCATCCGCGACCAGGTGAACATCCGCAGCACGGTCGACGAATACGCTCGCTACGACCAAACAGCTTGGTACGCGCAAATCCGCGTAGATTACAACTGGCATTCTTTGGGTGACACCAGCGAAGCCGGACCAATGGTTGCACTCAAGACCACCGCTTGATCATAGGAGAAAGCAAGCATGAACAGTTTCGAGATCTCGAAGAGCGCGACCAAGATCGGCACTGCCGATACGGCCACCAATGCGACGCACCAGCACAGCATTGACACGCTCGGTTTTGACTATGCCTCGATCGACGTGGTGTTTGAGCCGGTGGCCGCCGCCGGCACTAACTCAAGCGTCGCTGTGGCGCTGAAGCTGCAGGAAGGCGACACCACCAGCAGCTACAGCGACATTACCGCTTTTGTCGGTGATGGCTCAGGTGGTTTCACGATCCCGACGCCAAGCGACACCACAAGCGCAAACGTGGTTCGTTTTGATGTCGACATGCGTGGCCGCAAGCGTTACCTCAACGTTTACGCTACGCCAAACGTAGCCAGCGTGGTCGCTAGCAACGCTCGACTGGGCAAGCCAGAAGAAGGCCCAACCAGTGCCAGCGGCAAGGGTGTGCTGGGCGCTGTCAGCGGTTAGGTATTGACAGTAACTGCACAATGTAAACAAGGACGACCGGGCACGGAGGCCCATCTCCGGCCCGGTCGTTTTGTTTACGGAGAGCATTCATGCTTGTTGAAGTTGGCAACTCAAAGGTAGACGTGCGCGTTGAAGCGATCCTTAGCGTTCCGCGGCTGGGGTTTATGGACAATTACTTCACGTGGGCACAAGCACTCATGCCGCTTGGCATCCGGCCGACAAAAGTGACTGGTGCCTACTACGGCCAGTGCATGCAGCGTGTGATGGAGCAGTTTGTAGACGAGTGCGAATATCTACTGACGATCGATTACGACACGTTTTTCTGCCAAGCCGACGTAGAGCATCTTCTTGCTCTGGCGATGACGTTTCAGTGTGACGCGATCACTGGTCTACAGACGAAGCGCGAGGATGGCCGGCCGATGCTGACGATGCTCGACACGCTCGACAGTCCGGCAGAGGAAACAAAAGTCAGCGTCCCCCGCGAGTGGTTTGCCGCACCGGTGCAGCACGTCGACACGGCACATTTCGGATGCACGTTTATTTCCACCGCTGCCCTAAAACGAATGCCCAAGCCGTGGTTTCAGGGACTGCCAAACAACGACGGCGAATGGGGTGATGGCCGCGTCGATGACGATATCTTTTTCTGGCGGCAGTTTAAGAAGGCTGGGAATCGGCTGTACGTGTCGCCTCGCGTGATCCTTGGCCACGGTGAATACATGGTGACGTGGCCGGGTGAGCAGCTGGCAAAGCCGGTGCACCAGCACGCCACAGACTACTGCGTGCATATGAAGCCACCGGAGGGAGTCTGGAGGGTCGACCAATGACAAATGTAGAGTTTGTGAAGAGTTTTCGAG